CAACCCGAAGCTGTAATTAATGATGATTTACTTCAAAGCAACAACATTCGCTCTAATTGGCAATATCGCAGATATTTAACTAATAATTCTAAGGACATTATGGAATACAATTTCCGTGAATCATCTAATGATGTTGGTTATTACAAACGCCCTATTGATTTGCCCAATATTCAGTCTAATTTAGTATCTAATATGAATGGAACACCTTATAACTTTTCATCTGTTTTGGACCAATCTAAACCATTTGGTTACCAAACTAGTGACTTAAAAGAGATGTATTTATCCAGAGAGCAATTGGATGCACGTAAGATTTCACCTGTTATCACACAAGCTGATTTATTAAATAGTGTTAGGAAATAAATAAAGATAAATATGAAATTATAAGTATTCCATATTTATAACAATGAAACTTATTAGTTTTGACGTAGGTATTAAAAACATGGCGTATTGTATTTTTGATATTTCTGGTCAACTTTCAATCACTGGGTGGAGCGTTTTGAATCTATTAGAAGAAGAACCTGTTACAGAAACGTGTTCACAAATAATACCAGGCAAAACTAAAAAGGTATTGCCGAAACCATGCACAAAGCTTGCCAAATATAAAAAGAATGGACAATGTTATTGCGAGAAACATGCAAAGAGTTCTACATTTATTATTCCAAATAAAAAGAATTCAATGGTGTCTTTGAAAAAACTAAAAGTAGATGAACTCATCAAGCTAGGACATTCTCTTTTATTATTTTTGGATGTAGCAAACTTACCTAAGCTGAAAAAGGATATATTGGAGAAATTGGGAGAATTTTATCAGAGTAATAGCTTTGAACGAATAGTAAAGAAAAAGACTAAAAACGCATCGGAAATAGACTTGATTACTATAGGTAAAAACATGAAAGAATTGTTGAATGCCACGAATGGAATTGATGATTTGACGCATGTTGTAATAGAAAATCAGATATCTCCTATAGCAAATCGGATGAAGACTATACAGGGGATGTTGGCACAGTATTTTATTATGAAAAATTCGGATATCCATATTGATTTTGTATCATCTGCTAATAAACTAAGCCAATTTAGCAAAACAAAGGAACGGACAAAACAAAAAGAAAAAAAAGTAGAAAAGCCTCTTGAAAATACACTAATTACGAATCCCGATTATAAACAACATAAGAAGGATGGACTTTTTTATTGCAATCAGATATTAGACAATAATCAATCAATAACTGGGTGGAAAGAGTCATTAAAGATTAAAAAGGCCGATGATTTAGCAGATTGTTTCCTACAAGGGATATGGTATCTTAAAAACCGAAATATAATAACTTATGCGGATGATTTAAAAATAATATTTGTATAATTATCATAAACATGGAAGTTATCGATCTTGGATTAAGTGATTTAGAACCAGTTTCGTTGAACTTTAATGAATCAAAACCAAGTGTTAATTTTGGTTCAGGTATTGAATTATTGATGAATGATAAAAAACGTGCTTCTAGTATTAATCTTGATTTAGGAGAATTGGATACTTTAGAAAGTGAATTGAATGAAATTTCTGGCGCAAATGCCAGTAGTGGTGGAAGCAGTAGCAATGATGGAACTAAGTCACTTAGTGGTTTCGCATCTAATTTCTTTGGTTTTGGTAACTCTGCGCCTGAGCCATCTAAGAAGGTTTCATTTGATCCTGAGCCATCAGATTCTAATTTGGGAAACGCAACACGAGAGAGTATTGGAAATACTAAGACATGGGATGGATTTACTAAAATGAATGAGATTCCTGTGTCGTCTAGCACATCCAATATGAAAATGACGGATAGAGATCGCAGACGTAAGATGCGCGCAATGATTAAGAAATTAGATGAGTGGCATGCTAAGGGATTAATTAAACATAACTCTCATTTTGATATGGAGTCTAATTATGAAGAGGTAGAGGATGAATATGAGACTGCAATGGAAGATAAGCGTAAGAAGGATAGTATTAAGTTGCAAGGTTGGTGGTTTATGACATTTATTAACTCTATGGAGTATGCCAATGCTGCATTTAATCCATTTGATTTGAATTTGGATGGTTGGGGTGAGCAAGTAAGCGAGGATATTGATAGTTATGAGGAGATTTTTGCTGAATTACATGATAAATATAAGGGTGGTAAGTTAGCTCCTGAGATTTCTCTTTTATTACGTGTGGGTTTTAGTGCAGCCGTGCTCAATTTCTCTAACAAGGCATTGTCTAGTGCTACACCAGCATTCAATGATGTAATTAAACAGAGCCCTGAGTTGATGAAGATGTTTACGAATGCTACTGTAAGCAGCATGAGCCAGGCATCACCTGGATTCGCCATGGCCAATAATTTGATGCAGGAGCAGATGAATAAGCCACGTGGAATGCCACCTCCAGCCCCAGTTGAGACTAAGAATCAGGCTCCTCCTCAACGGCCTGGAATGGTGTATACTGAGACACCTAGCAACCGTCCTGATATAAATGCTGGACGCGGAGCTATGTTCCGTGAGCAAGGAGCTGATATGAATAGTGGTTATGGAAATTTGGCAGAACCACAAAGACCGATGTACCAAGCGCAGCAGCAAGCACAGTCACAGGCGCAGCAGCAACAAGCTAGACCTGAGATGCGTGGTCCACAATCTACAGACATTGATAACATTTTGTCTGGACTAAAGACACGTACAGTTAATATTCATGAACAACCTACGCGCGAATCTTTAAATGTGGAGACGGTAACTGAGGATGATTCTATGATTTCTATTTCTTCCTTGAAGGGAATTGATGGGTCAAGTATGCCAAAACGCTCTAACCGCAGAAAGAATGGCTCGGCTAAGAATACTATTTCTCTAGATATTTGATAAAAAATAAATTTAGCATAGATTTATATTATAAAAAAATAAATATATAATATAAATGTCATTTTTTAGAGTGAAAAGTAGACAAACAAACAGTGGTGTGTTTTTACAAAATCGTTTAGCAACTTTTACAACTCCTCCTATGCGAACTGGTGATTTATATGTTGAGAAAAATGAAATAGTTGGTGGTGACCTAGATGTGTATGGAAATCTTACAATAGGAGGTGATTTAAAAGCAAAAAATTTTTATGCCACTGGTAATTATTATTTAGATAACTACATTTTGATACCTCCTGGTACAGTTATGCAATCTGCTGCTATAAATGCACCAGATGGTTGGTTTGAATGTGATGGTAGGCTTTTAAATAAAAACGATTATAGTGATTTGTTTGGTTCAATAGGCTATACATATGGTGGGTCGGATAATAATTTTAATATTCCTGACATTAGAGGACGTGTTCCTGTAGGAGCAGGCTCTGGCGCTGGATTAACCTCTCGCAATTTAGGAACTACTGGAGGTGCGGAACAACATACATTAAGTTCTACTGAAATGCCAGCTCATACGCATAGTTTAATTAGAAGAGCTAATTCAGATACTGGCACATATGACACAAATAATGGACATCAAGACGAGTCATCTGCTGCAACAACAGATAGAGAAGAATTAGGAGATTTTAACACTAAGTCCACTGGTGGTGGTTCTGCGCATAACAATATGCAACCTTTCGTTGCTCTACGTTATATCATAAAATATTAATTATAAATTTTTGTTTTCAATATTGGTTATAAAAAACAATATTGAATTTTTACGAATTTTTACTGATATCTAATAATAAATATGTTTTGGGTATTTAATTTCTTTATATTTAGTTTAGCACCTACTTTTCTAAACATATAATATATATGTCATCTAAAGGAAGCAAAAAATCAAGAGTAGGAAAATCAGAAACTGCCGTATTGGTATTTACAACCCATGGAGATATACAAGTAAAAAACTCTAGGAATCCCGAATTAACTGAAGAAGTGGAAAAATACAGGATTCCTGAAGGAATGGAAATTGTCTCATTGAATGCAGTAAAACCTGGTGTACCGAATATTCTTCCTCCTAAGAACGTGGCCCCTTTTATTAGAATAGTGCGGGATAAAACAGCAGGGTTTAATGATGTTACTAATAAAAAAGAAATGAAAGAAATGGTAAAAGAAATAAAAAAAGAAATATTTGAATTAGACGACCAACCAGGCGAGATAGCAGCAGAAGTTAATAAAAAAAACACTAATTACACAGATGATGAAGAAACTATGGCTTATCACCATAGTTCAGATGCGTTTTTATACGGGATTAGAACATATACTGGCGGTATTATATCCAATAAAGAATTTTTGAGAGAGGATTATTTACTTTATAAAAAGAATTATGAAGGCGAGACAGCAGAGCTAAAAAGTTATAATTGGAAGTTGAATTTGTTAAAAACCAATATTACTACTAATGAGGATTTAATGGACACATTAAATCCAAACGCTGGAAAAACAAGGGTCGCGCATATGAGAAAAGGATACACTATTACTAGATTAGGAAACGTTATTGAAGAGTTGAACAAGAGAGGTATAAAAAAAGTTATTATAATTGACCTTACATGTAGTGTTATTCGGAAAAAACAAGAAGGCGTTACTTCTCGTACAGAAAGATCTATTGCCCGTCATGCAACACCAGAGACGCCTAGTGTAGGTGGTAGTAAAACTATATGTTCTAAACGCGGTTGTAGCATTAATAAAACTAGAAAAAGATATAAAAAATAAACTCGTATATAATTTAGTATTATGTACGGGCTAAGAGAATTATTGGAGAGTATAAAGCTACCTGTTTTTAACGTTAAGATTCCTGATTTTGATGTTTTGAAGAGTACCTACCTTACTTATTTTGTTATTTATTATAGTAAGTTTTTGAATATAGTTTCAGGAAAATACAAGATGATTTATGACAATAATCTGGTGTTTAGGACTGTGATTGACACGTCGGTTTATGGTCTGAATTTCGTTTATTCACATTTAATTCGTAAAAAGATTGAACCTATGTCATCATATTGGATTTCTAGTTCGGTATTGTCTAGACGAGATAAGAATAGATTTGTTGGTGAGGAATACACACTGTTGGAGTCGTATGAGTTTATTAAGAATCCACTTGACATCAATGATGGTATGACTAATTTTGAAACGAGTTATAATGATATCTGTGATGCTGTGGATTCTGTTGTATTGAATAGTCAAAGTTATATTGAAGGATTGGTAAAGATGAAGGTTGGGAATGATTATGTATTTAGGATTTTTGATAATACGAATGGACAATTTGATGAGTTTAAGATGCCCATGGTTTCTAGCAAGGCTAACTTTTTGAGTATTGAATATACTCACCCATTAATGAAAATGGGTATTGTGTTTGAGTTAGATAAGTCTGTATATTTTGTTGGTAATCAGATTTTATCTCCCACTTTTGTGAAGAGTTATTTAGAGCATCAATCTGAGCTTTATCATTTTGATATGGATTATGTTTTGAAGATTATGGATGGTGATATTAATAGTTTTGAATTGGGGTTTAATAAGTCTGTTGTTTTGACAGAGGAAGGATATCTTATTGTTGTGTAATTATTTTATGGGTATATAATATAACTATGACAGATAGAAAGGAAAATTTAATTTTTTTAAGGAGTATGCGCGATGCATTGCGTGAAATAACAGATGAGTATTCTGATGATTTTAAAAAATTA